TATGACCTACAAGTTGCCAATATCCATCTATTATTTCTTCATTAGCCATTTGCTCTAATTTTAATCCGTTTTCGTTACCGATAAAAGAATTAAATTTCACTGTTGTGTTAGCTGATCCTGCAGTAAATGTTCCACCAGCACTAACAATTATCTTGATAACATCCCAAGGGTATGTACTTCTTCCTCTAATATCTGCTATGCCTCCAGTTGTATTTCCGTTAATAGAGACAGGTCTTAATATTCCTCTATACTTTGATTCATCTTCAGATTGATATAAAGTGATTTCACCCTTTCTAAGCATATCTAATAAACCAGTTCCTTGATCATTTATAGCTTGTGATTTAATCTGATTGGCTTTCTCTACATCATACGGCCTTACTAAAGAATCAACTGCCATTATAGCAGTACATCTTACAATTACTTCAGGGTAATTAAAGCTTGAGGCATCCATTGTGCCAACTCCCTTGTTTGGGTATATCGGGAATGGGAGGAAACTGCGTACAAAGTCACTGGCACGTTTTACCGCCTCCGTCTTTAAATCAGACCAATCTCTGGACGCCTCAAATACACTACTGTTTAAATTATTAACACTTGTACCTTGAAAATAATATTCTAATAAATCTGTGCTTGCAGTGTATCTATAATTATCATCTGAGCTTGGCTGACTAGCTGTAGATGTTAATTCTTTTCCATCTTTATAAACTTGGCCACTTGCGTCTCCAGTATTATACAGGTAATACAAGTGCGAAGTCCCTGAAGCTACCCAATTACTAGCTAAAACTTTTTTTCCGTCATATTCACCTATATATGGATCAATAAATGCAAGGTCCGTAGTTGTATTACAATAACTTTCGTGATATGTACTCATGCTTCCGCCTCTGGTTGTGGAATTTGATCATATTCTACTATCTGAAGATCAAGACTCCTAATTCCTTCAATTAAATTTATTAATATTTCTTTTTCATCAATACTTGTATTATCTAAAATAATATTGGAAATATCTATACTTTCAGCAAACTCTTTACATCTCATTATAATATCAAACGCATTATAATCCATTTTATCTGTTGTTATTTCTGTGATCTTTTCCATGTCAAGTATTCAGCTGCCTCATAAGGATTAAAAATTGTTGTGATTAATCTATTATCGTGATCATCATATTTAGGATCAATAATTGTAACTGGTGCATTAAATATATTTTTATCTTCTAATCCTAATTTGTCTGCATATCCATCTATAATCTTAAAACTTGCTATTTGTAAAGCATGAGAAATTAAGCCTGAAGCTGGGTCTTTTAAAACTTGATAACCACTAACATGAGTATGTCCACAAGTTAAGATATGATCTTTCCAGCCCATTTGTGCAGCTTTTGCTACTCCATGTGCCGTATTCCACATACTATATCCTTTAAATGTATGTCTAGCGTTGATTCTTATTTCTCTTGAATTAGGAAATCTTAGATTTAATCTAGCTCCCCATTTCTCATAAACTCCCTGATGGCTACGCATAATAAAATCAAGAGGATCACCATCACCTGACCAAACATC